TCAGACCACCTTCTTGTTGGGGATGGCCCAGACCAGCACCGGGGTGACGAGACCGATGATGGTGGCAATGGTGTCAGGGGTCGCCCAGGCCATGCTGAACCCGGTGTAGGTCTGGACAATGAACAGGATGCCCATGATGGCGGCAACGAGCGCCTTGTCGATCGACGTGAACAAGCGAGTTTCTCCTATGCTTCGTTGGTGGAAAGGGCGCCGTTGGCCGCCAGCACGACAGGTCGGACTGCAACCGGCTGATTGATCCTCCAGGGGCAGCGCCGGGCCCCGAGAAGGCGGTTCTTGGCGATGCGCTTGATCATCACCCGGTCGGACTGGTTGCCGCCGAGAACATGGAAGGCCTGGGCGTCCTCGCCGACATAGAGCCCCACATGGCCGTTGAAGCCGCCTGACGTCCCCCGCCAGAAGACGAGGACATCGCCTAAGGCGGGCTTCTGCTGGGGCACGCCGAAGGCCAGCCAGTTGCGGGCGCCCAGAGGGTTCAGGGGAACATCCCAGCCGGCCTGCAGCGCCACATAGGCCATCCAAAGCCCGCACCAGGCGGTCGCGTCGCTGCGGTAGATGCGATCGAGGCCCGTGACCTTCGCCCAAGCCAGTATCGATGGGTTCGACCCCGCTCCCGGCTTCTCGATGGTGCCGTAGGTCTTGAGCGCCTCGACAAGGAGGCGCGGGCCCGGCTCACGCTCAAGCCAGGCGTATTGCCGTGGAAGGTCCATGGTTCAGTTCTCCGGGTATGGAAGTTTGGGGTTGCGCGACCAGCCACGGATGAAGCGCAGCACGCCCTCGCAGATCAGCATGGCGGTCAGGCCGACGAGGAAGCCGATCGCGTGCTCGGTTGAGGCGTCACCCGTCAGCGCCGGGAAGTACGCCTTCGCCGCCGCGTAGACGGGTGTCGTCAGGTAGCCTGCGGTCAGGCTGCCAATGACCACGGAGGAGATGGCCGCAAGCCACCCGCCCCCGGACAGCAGCGCGCGCACCACACCTCCGGCCACACCGGCCACCAGATGTGTCGCCTTGATCCCGAGCACGGCCTGAACCGGGTCCATGGGTCACCTCACAATGTCGTGGAAAAGGGAAAAGGCGCTAAAGGCGCTTGGTCGGACTCCGGGGCGCCGGCCAGTTCGCGCAGCACGGCGGCCCTCTGGCGTAGTTGGAGCATCCGTCGCTTGTGGGCGAGCATCTCCGAGGCGGCCTTGTCGGCCCGCGCCTCGAGTTCCGCCGCCATCTCAAGCAGTGTGTCGCGCTGGAACGGGATCATCACGCCATGTCTCCCGACAGGGTCCAGGTGTTGGTCCCGGTCTTTCGGAGCCGCACCACGGAGTATTGCCCGGCCGTCGCCGCCATGCGGGTTGATGGCTTGTTCACCGTCACCCCGACGTCGCCAACGATCGACACCTGGCCGGCACCCCTCTGCTCCAACTCGATGGCCGCCCCGATCGGAAAGGCAACGGACGCGTTGGCCGGGACGGTGACGGTTGTCGCAGTGGCCGAGGCGAACAGCAGGCAGGCGTTGATGTCGACCATGCTGAGCGTACGCGCCGCCGCTGCGTCGGTCTGCACGTTTGCGATGTTGATGCCGCCTTCGACCTCGATCACCTCGAGCGTCAGGACGGTACGGTCAGCCTCGATAATGACGGAGGTGTCTGAGGTTCTGAGGAACAGTTCGAACCAGTCGCCCTCGACGACGCTGACGACGCTGGTGGCCGCATTCAGGATCTGGCTGGTCGTACCGCTGTTCTCGGCGTCAAGCGAACCACTGCCGTAATAGACTTCGCTGCCGTTCTTGCGGATCGAGACATAGTTATCAGAACCGGCTGCAATGCTGGAGAAGCGCACGGAGGCGTGCAGCTTGACCCGCCTGATCCCAAGGCCCGCCGGAATGGTCAAGCGGGTATTGTTGGTGACCGTGTCGTGGAACCCATCGGTGTCGAAGGCCTCGGAATTGAATGGCACCGCATAGCCGGCCGTGATGTTGAGGGCCCCGGTCGAGGCGGACATATAGACCTGTGCGCCCATGAAGCGCGGCGTAGCGGCAACGGGGAGAAGCGTTCCAGGTGACGTGAACTGGAGGCCTGTGCCATCGGTCCTCACCGTGACCAGCTTGCCGCCATGCCCCGCATAGCTCGTTGGCACGTCCGAGAGCCCCGTGAAGGCGATCTGCGATACGGCGGCAGACAGGGAATTTGCCGTATCGTCATAGGTGAAGCTGATCCCGGAATGGGTTCCGGCCGACAACGCCGTCGCCGCAGCATCCTGGGCCAGTTCGTCGGTGTACTGCGTGATGTCGACGGTGGCGCTGACCTGCTGACTGGCAAAGTCGTAGGCAAAACTGATCCCCGTGTGGGATCCGGAGTACAGGAAATCCCTGACAGCATTGAAGTACTCCACCCTCCCGGCCGTGAAGTCGACCGTGGAGGTGATGTCGCCAGAGACCGGATCATGGGCATAGCTGATGCCGGTGTGCGTGTCGTTGTCGAAGACCGGCCCCACGGAACTCCGGGCCGCGGCATCGCCATCGAACATCAACTGGTAAACGGGTACGCCGCCTATGGTCTGGGTTGGCAGGAAGTCCGGGCCACTGGTGTGGTCGGCGGCGATGAAGAAGACATCATTGCCGTTACGGACGATGTCGTTCTTCAGGTAGGAGGTGTTCGGCGCCCAGGTTCCCATGAAGCGAAGCGCCACGGCTGGCACCGGCAGGGGGCCATAGACGTCGCCATTGTCCATGATGACCGTCAGGGCAGAGCCCGAACTGGTGATGGCCTCGATCTGGGCGGGCTGAGCGGGGTTGGTTTCGACGGCGGAAAGCCTTGTGGCAAGGCCATGGAAGTTCCCGTCGACCTCTCCTGCTGTCAGGTTGGCGCCCTTGCCGGGGCCCCAGACGCCCGGCGTCCGGTAGGTGATCGTCATGTTCTGTCCTCACAGGAATTGCAGCTGGGGCCCATTGACCAGGATGCGTCCGATGATCTGCGGGTTGTTGTAGCGGGTGGAGATGGTCACCGACCGGGAGAGGCTAGGCCCTGAGGCCCCCTCGAGGTAGTCGACCCGGAAAGACACCTGGCCATTGCCCGGCTCCCCGTACCAGTGGGCCGCGCAGTTGATCACCATCTGACGGGAGGGATCCGAGGACGCCGCGGCATAGGCCAGCATGTTGTCGAGGTTCGCGTCGACATATTCCTCGCCACCCTGGTTAGTGTTGTCGCCCGATACCCAGTGGAGAAGGTCCAGCAACTGGACGGAACCGGGGCGGTATGTGCTGGCGGAACCTCCGAAGCTCCAGCCGACAGAACCACCCAGGATGTTGCCGCCGAAAGTCACCCAGGTCTTGGTATCGAGATCGCGCCCGGCGCCTGCCGTCCAGATGTAGCGCAGCCGGATCCTGCCCCTCGACCAGCTCACCGCGACGATGCGCTGGAAAGGTCCGATACAGGGTGCTGCCATGGGTCAGGCCGGATTCGAGAAGTTCCAGGTGTAGATGCCGCTCATCCCCACCATCTCGAGGCTGTCAATCACCTCGACATCGACCCAGATGCTCTGGTTGTCAGGGTTGTAGACCCGAATGACATGGGTTCGCCGCATCGTCTCGTCGAGGATGTGCATATTGGAGGGGCCGCTTCCGCCGCCGCCCCCACCGTCATAACTGTCATAGACGCTGGTGCGTTCGGCGAGCCCCAGGGGTCCGTTTCCCCACTCGATGACCGCCTCGTTGTCTTCGGACGCCGTGACAGGCTGTACGGCCTGGTTCCTGAGGACGGTAACGGCACTTGCGGGCCTGACGACGATTTCGATGCTCATGCGGAGGGGGCCTCAAGGTCGATGGTCTTCGGCACGATGAGGGCCGAGCAGTCGATCTGGTAGTCAGTACGGAAGGGTCCGCCCTTCACCGGGCGGTAGCGGACAGCGATCTTCGTCGGGTACTTCGTCAGGGCGGCGTTGGTGTCCTGCGAGTTCCCATAGACATAGGGCTTCTGGACAGAGGCCGGATTGGTGATGGTGGTCGAGAGGATGGTCGTCGCGGGCGTCATGTTGAAGAGGTCGAGTCCGTCGTCATTGGGAACGATGCCGTCGAAATTGGCGATGGTAAGCGCTGCGTCCCCTGCCCCGTCCGTCACCAGCACCTGCGTCGCACCCACATAGACCTGGTAACCGTCGACATAGTCCGTGACATAGGCAGGCGTTCCAGGGTCAAGCACCAGCGAACCGCCGTAGCCCGGCGCGCAGCCAAGCGTCACCCGGCAGCCGGTTTCCCCCGAGGAGCCATCGGCGAAGATGGCGTAGGACTTGATCTTGCCGGTTGCGCCGCCTCCAGGCAGCCGCGGGTCGACCAAGGAGCCGCTCTTCCGCAGGCTCAGCGCGGCGGCATGGGAAAACGGCACTTCGAAGGAGATCTCTACGCAGCGGGCCGAAGCCAGCAGCCGGGCAGCGGCAATGTTGGCGAGGTAGGCGACACTCAAGTGCCCACGCTCCGTGGTGAAGTAGGCGCGCCGCCGGAGGTCGCCGATCGGCATCGTGTCCCCGGCATCCACCGGCTCGTCGGCATCGCCCGACACGGAGAGGGCAATCTGCTCCTCGTCCCCGGACTCGGTGACGATCTCCTGCAGACCTGATTGAAGCGTGAAGGTCGCCACTTCGGTGTAGCTGCGCTCAGCCTCGTAGGTGGCATCGAGATTGCCACTGATGGTCCACTTGTAGAGGATGTACTTGGTGACCCCGTCGCGGTCGTTGATCGTCTCGGTGTTGAGCTTCGACCAGGCGTCCCTGGCGAAGGCGTCCGCCACCGTCCAGCCACCGCCAATGCGCTGCCCCTTCTTCGGCCAGGCTGAGAGAAGCCCGTCACCGGTATAGGTGCGGATCCCGGCGAAGCTGAGGGGAACGGTGCCATAACCATATTGCGTCCAGCGCACCTGCGCCTCGATTACCACCTTCCGCTGCGGGGCGCCGGAATAGCCGCAGCGCACGCTGTCGGCATAGGCGTCGTCGCCAAAGGCCAGTGTGCCATCCTCGCCCGTCAGCACATGGCTGGCGGTCACGGCATGGGTCACCCGGTCGATGTGCCAGACCATGGGACGGGCCTCGAGCACGGTGTCCGGTTCAAGTCGCCGCTCCTGCTCGATGAACAGAGGATCAAAATGTTCGGGCTGCCGCATCGTGTCGGCGACCGCGGCCTTCGCTGCCTGATAGTTCAGCGGCTTTGCGATGAAGGACAGCGTCACGACGTCCTCGTTCATCTCCTCGGGCAGGCCGATCAGACGTCCGAAGAACAGCGGTGTCAGGGATGTTCCCTCCGAGACGGAAAGCCAACCCCAGCGCTTGCGGTTGATGCTGAGCAGCCCGACGCGGGGATTACGCACCTCGAGCCTGAGGGAGGCAAAGTCGCCCTCCTCCTGGGCAAGCTCAAAGGACAGGACCTGCTCGTCCTCACGGGCGAAGGCAGAGGAAAAGCTCGTCTGGCCGGCGTCGACCCAGGCAAAATGGAAAGCCATCAGACCTCCTCCAGCTGGAGTGACCAGGAGACTTCCGCCCCATACTCGTTGGTGTCCTGGCTGAACGACACGACCCGCATGGTGAGGCTCGGCCGGTAGAAGGTGAAGGAGCCCTCGGTGCGGGATGAGCCTGCCACCACGGGACGCGCCGGCGCACCGCCAGACGTTCGATAGGAAAGCTCCGAGATGCAACCGACGGTGAGCACCTGACCGGGCCAGACGCCATCGACGGCGGGCGGCTGCTGGTCCGCGCAGGAGACGGTCGAGCGGTACTTGCGGAACTCCGCGCGCGAGATGTCGATGAGCTCTCCATTGATGATGCGGCGCAGCTGCTGGGACGCAGAGATCGGCTCCAGCGACTGGCTGGCCCCACGCGCCGAATAGGGTGGCACGCCGATCCCAGACAGCGTCAGGACATCCGACACGGGGCTCAGGCTCCGTACCAGGAGGGCTTGCGACCGGCGCTGTTGACCCGGCGCTTGGCTGAGTAGCGGATCAGCTTTTCGGCCACGTCATTGTCGGCGACCATCTGGAAGGACTGCTCACCAAGGCTCAGCACCACGGGCCGTCCTGTGGCAGCACCAGGCGCCATGACAGAAGGTGGCGCCACGCTGACGGGACCGCCCAGCGTGAAGCCGGGGAAGCCATCCCTAACGACAGGCCCGGCGCTGAGGCCGTTGATGGCGCGCAGGAAGTCGACGCCGTACTTCCGCACCGCAGCGGCCCGGATGATGAACTCGCCGTTCGACAGCCAGGCCGGAATGGAGTCACTGGTTGCACTCCCCGCTCCCCGCACATAGCCGCCGGAGGCATATTTGGATCCACTGCTGCTGCTCGCCTGGGCCCGGAGACGGGCCGCCTCAGCAACGGCGCGCTGCAGGGCCGCGATGATGGCAGCGATCTGGCGCTGGATGGCGGCTCCTGCGGCGGCGACGGCATTGCCCACAGCCGAGAAGCCGACCTGGACGATGGATTGAAAGCTCCCGGCGATTTCCCTGATCCGGGCTTGCGCGTTGACGAAGGGCTGGACCAGGGCCGCAGCAAGGGCCTCGGCGCCTGCGACGTCGCCGGCAATGTCTGTTGCCGTGGCAATGGCATCCCGAATGGCGGCGGCACTCTGCGCGACCGTCTGGCTCGCTCCAGACCAGGCCGAGACGACGAGGTTGGCCACGCCGGAGAAGGCGGAATAGGCGGTATCGACGATGCCTTGCCAGATGGGGGCCAAGGCCATGGCGACCCCCGAGGCGGCTTCGGTGATCGCACCCCAGGTCTGCGAGGCGGCCATAAGAAGACCTTCACGCGCGAGCGCCACCGAGCTGGTGATGCCGGACCAGGTATCGCTCGCCACCGTGATGAGGCCCAGCCGGGCGTCCGCCGCGATGGTGGTGAGCCCGGTCCAGAGGTCACTGTAGGCGAGCTTCAGCCCATCGAAGGCGGTGGTTGCGGCCGTGATCAACCCGGCCCAGGTGTCGGTGAACATGGTCTTCACGCCCTCGATGGCTGAGGCTGTCACCGCCTTGATGCCATCCCAGGCAGCGGAGAAGGCCGTTTCGAGGAAGGCAAAGGCTGCCTTGGCGCCGGCGACGATGTCGTCCCAGAAGGCATAAAGCAGTGCGCCTAGCGCCACCACGCCCACGGCGATGAGCCCGCCGGGGCTGAGAAACATCGCAAGCTGCGGCAAAACGGAGAGAAGTGCCCGCACACCCGTGGCCAGCACCGGCCAGAAACCAGCGATCACCTTCCCCAGCGGCGCGATGAGCGCCAACACGTCGAACACGAGCCGCAGCGAGTTGACGCCCAACCCCAGCACCGAGAACAGCAGCCTGAACCCGCCCGCGAGCTGCGTGACGGCCGCCACGATCAGCAACTGGTCGCCCGAGAGGTTAGTGCCGAAGATCCGGTTGATCTGCTCGGCCACCGGCTGGGCGTACTGGCGGATTGTCTGGAACGCCGGGACCAGCACATTGTCGAAAAGGTCTTTGGCCGCCGCACCCGCGCTGACAAGCCCGTCACGGAGATCGACGATCCACTGGTTATGAACGGCGGCATCTGGCCCACCGGTCGCCATGGTGATGAGGTCCTGGACGATGGACACGAACTTCGCCGCCGCGCCGGTGATGAAGGCGTTGATAGCGGCCGAGTTGTCTGCAATGGCGCCGAGGATCGCGTCGGAGGCCTTGGTGATGCCCGGCGCGATCAGCGAGGTGAAGACGTTGCGGTACTGGCCGAAGAGGAAGCCGATGACGGCCAGCTCATCGCCTGCGGCATCGGCCGCCTTCACCCCTTCATTGGTAACGAGCGCGTTGAAAGACTTGAGGATCCCCTTGTAGTTCTCGATCGCCTTGCCGCCCTGGTTCAGGAACGGGATCAGCTTCGGCCCGAGCTTGGGGCCGAGGAGATCAATCGCCAGCTGCGTCTTCTCCGCCCCGTCCTTCATGCCGGCGAAGGCCGTGGCGATGGTCTTCAGCACATCCGCCGGAATGAGCTTGGTGCCGGGTGGGACACCGGCCTTGGCCAGCACCGTGCTCAGGGCCTTCGCCTTGTCGGAGAGCTTGTCGGTGGCCTTTCCGGCGCTGTCACTTCCCGACATGATGCCGCGGTAGATCTTGACGCCGTTCTGCTCGGCGACTGTGAAGCTGTTTCCGAGCTTCACCATGCCGTTATAGGCGCCGGTCGTGTTCAGTTCGTTCAGCGTATCGCTCAAGGAGGCGATGGCCTTGACGAAGTCCCCGGCGCCGACCCCCGCCTGCACACCGGCATACTGGAAGGCCTGCAGGTCCTCCGAAGCAATGCCGAGCGATTCCGAGAGATCGTTCAGCTGGCCGAGGCTGTCGAGGCTGCCCTTGAGAAAGACACCGGCACCGTAGGCCGCTCCGCTGAGTGTCGCCGTGAAGATGCCTATGCGCGCAGCCGAGGAATGGAAGGCGCCCGAGATGTTGCCGAGGCTCTTGCCGACCCGGCCGAAACTATCGGCCACCTTGGAGCCTGCAGCCTGGAGGCCGGCGAACTGGGCCTTGAGATTGGCAAACGCCGAACCGAAGGATTTGCCGACGCTGACATTCCTGAAGGCGGCCTCGAGCTTCCTCGCTGCCGCCTCGCCCTCATCGCCCATCTTCCTGAGCATGGCGACGATCTCGTCGCCGCCTTCCAGCGCAATCGACTGGTTGATGACATTGCGTCCGCGGGCCATACGTTCACCTCTTCTTTAGGGGGACCGGCTTTGCTGAACGGCGCGGCGAATCGTTTGTGAGGAGTACCAGGGGTGAACGTGATCAACTTCGAGGACAGGATCGTGGCACGTTTGGCAAAGAAGGCGGCAGCCTACGGCATGGATGTTGTCCGCGAGCCCGCCGGCACCTGGGCGCTGGTCGCGTGGGGGTTCAGGACACCGGAACTCTCAGGCGTCTCGCTGCGGGAGATCGAGGCTGATCTCGACTCCTGCGCGGAACTGGAGTTTCAGTTTCACACCGAGATGAACGACGCATAAAGCTGAGGCAACCGGTCGCTCGCGCTGCGCACGATCGCACTGATGTTCAGCTTCTTGCGGATCGACACGCTGTCCACTCCGACGAAGACCGGCACGGACACGAACGGACCCTCTCCTCGCCCACCTGAGCGGAAGCGGGCGAGGCTGATCTTCGTCATGTTCTTCCCCTTCTTCGCCTTGGCCACGAGCAGCGGTCGCTTGCCGGGGCGCTTCACAAAGGAAAGTGGGCCAATGCTTTTCCGGAACAGTTCCGGCGTCATGGGTTTCCGGCCATAGCGCTGCGGCGTTGAGGGAAGTGCGAGCCACAGGCGAGGCCGGCCGCGGATAGTGACGCCTTCCTCGAATACCCCGGCATAGGGGATCTTGTGATAGATATGCGCCGTCGCGTTGAGGCTGTTGCGCCCTTGCGGATAGATATCCACCCGCAGCGCCTTGACGAAGCCCGCCCCCAGGCCGGCTGCAGCGATGTCGGCCCGTCCCTCCGCCTTCACGATGGCGCCCGCTGCAGCAATGGCTCGCTGGGCAGCTTCCGCCATCGGGGCATAGCGGGCGCGGAAGGCCGCTTCGAAGCTTCCCTGCTCATAGCGGTAGCGAAACCGTGCAGTCATTCGCGGGTGAGCTCCTTGTGCTGGCGGCGGATTTCCTTGGCGTCACCCCGGGCCGCGAGAGCCGAAATGGAGAGTGCCTGGGCAGCCTCCCTCCCCAAACGCCGGTGTACGAGCTTCAGGAAGCCGGCAATCCGCCGCGGCGTGTAGCTCCACACGGAAGTCGGCGCGTGCCCGGCCGCGATCAGTTCTTCGATGCCGGCAGCGAGGTCGTAGCCAGCGTCGCGGAAGCGCCCCCGGCGAGGAGGCCCAACCGGGAGAGCCTTTCCACCAAAGGGCCAAGACCCCGCGGCATAGTGAGTTCGACGATGGCAGCCAGCAGGTCGGCTTGCTCCTCGAGGGTCAGGTTGTCGGCCGCCTTTTCGGCCTGGGCGTCACCCGGAGCTCCCGTCCCCGCTGCGATGATGGCGGCAATCACGTCACCACCGAGCTTCAGAAGCTCCTCCAGAGCGACCTCGCGACCAGTCATCAGAGCCCGCAGCTCCGGAAACCGCGCCAGGAGGGAGGCGATCCCACGGGCCGAAACACCTGTGATGGTGATGTCCTGCCCGCGAATAGAGACGGACGAGGTAATGGGCGCAATGTCGACCAGTCCGACCATTAGACGGTCTCCAGGTCGGTAATGGTGCCGAAGGAGCCGGAAACCGCCGCACACTCTCCGGTCAGTTCCAGCGTCCCCCACTCGTCCGAGATCAGGCTGATGGACGACGACGGTATGAAATCTACCGCATGGAACAGCCATTCGTACTTGGGCCCGATGTCATTGGTGCCGGTGAACTTGATGGCACCCGAGACGCTGCTCTGGTCGAAGATCTGGATGACGTCGGCCCCCGACACGACGGCAGAGCTGCCGAGAACTGCCATCTTGAGGTTGTCGACGGTCCATTCGTCCAAAACGAGCCTCAGGGTGCCGCTCTTCTGGATCACCACCGACTTGTCCTTGAAGCGAACACCTGTGCGGGACGAGAAGTGATCGAGCTTCTCGATCTCGGGCGTGAACTCGAATTCGGTGCAGTTCCCCATGTCTGCAAAGGACGTGGCACCCGTCTTCTTGAAGGACACGAGGCCCTTGCCCACGGTGTAATTGTCAATCGAGGCCATGACGACCCTCCATTTTTGAAGCGTTCAGGTTCGAGAGAAGGTTCAGAGCTCTTCCGGCCGGAGCACGTAGGCGAAGGAGAAGGACACGCCCATCTCGCCTTCCATGCTGCGGCCGCGGGCGAGAGCGGTGGCACAGCCCTCGTAGCGGACGTCACCGTTCGTACCAACGATACTGCCGAGCTGGGCGTCGGTAAGAACCGCCTTCACGAAGCGAGCACGCAGGATATTGATGGCGTTTCCGAGATCTTCGGGCTTCGCACCCAGCAGGATGTAGATCTCCGGGGTCATCGCCACGCGGCGGGGTGCCCTTGATGACCGGGACACGGGATCTGCATCGTCGGCCGCCTCGTCCGCATCGAGGATCACGATGGCCGGGCGCTGCTTCTCGCTGATCTCGTCCCTGTTGCGGAAGGCCGACGTGACGCCTTCGATGCCCCGGGCAATCTCGAGGAGCCGCATCAGTATCAACTCGCGGCGGTCGGTCATGCCTCGTCCTCGATCAGGATCAGATAAAGCTCGCCATCGGCCTCGCCGGTGGGTGCGGGCTTCGGCATGGTTGCATTGACCCTCCAGATCTTGCCGTTGAGCTCGAGCGCGGCATCCTCGAGATCATCCCGGGAGAGCCCCCGCTCTCTGAGTTCCGGCATGCGGACGACAGCGGCCGGCCGGATGGTCTTCACATCGATGCCGGAGCCCTCGGTTACCTCGATCCCCGACGTGCAGTCGATGGCGCGAATGTCGAAGGCGTCGGAATAGAGGTAGCGGATAACGGCATCAGTGCCGAAACTGGCATAGAGTGGGTCATAGAGGATCGCAATGTAGTCCATCGTCATTCGACCACCACGGCCGTCACGGCGTCCCGTGCTACCTGCGCGGCCTCTTCCGCTTCCACCGCCATGACGATCGCCTTGATGTTATCGATCGAGAACTGCCGCACCCGTGCGAGAAGCTCGGCTCCGGTCATCTCCCTGGCGACCATGGTCTCTTCGCCCGTCTCAGGGTCGGTGACGGCTTCCACGACGGGACCGAACTGCTTACGCAGCGCATGGCGGATGCGGTCCATGTGTTCGTCAGCAACAGCGAACTCAATGGTGAAGGTGGCCATGGCAATGATCCTCAGTAGTTGGTCCTGACCCAGCTGGTGCCGTTCCAGACCTTGAGGGGCTTCTGCACCCAGGCTGTCCCGTTCCAGTGCTTGACGGGCTTCGCTGCCCAATTGCTGCCAGTGTAATGTTTGATGCGGCCAAGTGCCGGTCGCAGCGCCAGCGTTGCAGCACACCAGGATGCACCGCTGCCGCCCGCCGAGGCAGTCATGGTCCCGGGGTCCTGGGCAATGCCCCCTGCCACATTGAGCTTGTAGCAACCGCCAACACCCGATCCGCGGGTGCCGCCCTGGCTGCTCAGCGTGCCGCCCGCCGTATATCCCGCCGCCGCCGAGAATGTCCCGGCATTGGTTGCCGCCATCAGTGATACAGCGACTATGGCCGCACCCGTGGTCACGGGTGTGATCGCCGGGGGATTGCCGGTGCTGCTGCCGGTACCGGTAGCGGTCGTCACGGTGGCATCGAGTGGTGCACTTGGGTCGACGCCGCGGAACACCATCATCAGGCCGCAACTGCCGTTTGCCGAACTGCCGGAACTGTTGATGCTGATGAAGCTCGGCACGGACCCCGTGGTGAGCATCCAGGCGACCGACATGTTGGCGTCATTCGTGCCGTTGGCATAGAGGTCCGCCACTTCCGTGAACCCCGGAGAAGCCACCCCCGGGTCAGCGTTTGCGGTCGAGGCCCAACCCGAGGCGATGACCAGAAGGTCACCGATCTGGGCAGCTGTTCCGATGCCACCGGTCAGGCTGCCGGTATAGAGGGCGTAGGCGGAGCCCGAGACGGGGTCTGCCCCGGTGATGTAGCCAACGAACTCGATCGCCATCAGTTGGTGTCCACCCAGAGGTCCCCGACGGCAGGGCTTGCCGGCGCAGTGGTGCCGACCGCAATGCCCAGATTGGTGCGTGCGCCCCCTTTGGTGGTCGAACCAGTGCCGCCATTGGCGAGTGCGAGCGTTCCGGCGACCGTGACGGCGCCACCCGTGGCGCTTGCCGGAGTAAGGCCGGTCGTGCCGAAGCTGATCGAGGTAACGGCGGAGGTTACGTAGGCGCTGGTATCGAGTGCCCAGGTATTGGTGGCCGTCTTCCTCAGAAGCCCCGAGGTTCCGGCGAGCGCCTCGATCGCGTCAAGATCCGCACTCCAGGCCTGGGTGAGGGATCCAATGCCCAGCGAGGTGAGATAGGTCGATGTATCCAGCGTCCAGCTGTTGGCGGCAGTCTTCTTCAGAAGTCCTGATGTTCCGGAAAGTGCTGCTATCGCATCCAGGTCCCCGTCCCAGGCCTGGAACATCGTGCCGATATTGGCGATGTTCGAGGCCCACCTGGTCGCCGTCGCCCCGTAGAGCACCAGTGTATCACCGACCGGCAGACTGATGGGCGTGTCATTCGCCAGGACGTCGATCGCATGGCCGGTCGCCGGATAGACGTTGACAGGGTTGGTGCCCCGGTTTGTCACCATGACCATGCGGCCCGCCCCGGGGCTCGGCAACGTGACACCGGACGGGTTCAGCGCCGTGGTCGTAATGGTGTGAAAGTCCTGAAGGGCCGAAAGGTTCACGGAACCTTGCGTGGAAGCGCCCGCGGTAACAGCAGTATTGGTGTCGAAGAAGGGGCTTCTGAGCAAAGGATAGCTCAGCTGCGGGCTGGCGTTCAGGACCGCGGCACCCGCACCGGAGAAACTGGTCGCACCCGCAAAGCTTGCCTGCCAGGCGGAGGCGGCATTGCTCACGTTCGAAACGCAGGTGACCCGCAGCACGATCCCCGACCCGCTGGCGGTGATGGCTGAATTGGTGGAGGTATTGATGTACTGGTTCCACCCTTGGGCCGCGATGAATGTATAGGTGGCGCCCAAGGGGATCGTGGCGGTATCGGGCAGCAGGAAGGTTGGCTGGTAGCCGGAGCCCGTCAGCAGATGGTTACGTGTGCTTGCCGCGGTGAGCGTGATGGTGGTGCCGGAGCCATGGATCGTCCAGCCATCGAGGCTGGAGATGGCCGCAATCGCCGAGGTCTGGCCCGTACCGCCATTGGCAAGTGGCAGGGTGCCCGAGACCTTGGTGGCAAGGTTCACGGCCCCGTTGTCGATGGTCCAGGTCGCACCCGAGACGGTGATATCGCCCTTGTCGCCATCGGTGACACCGGTTCCGACTTCGATGATCGAGGCGGTCCCGTTGTCCTTCTTGATGTAGAGCTTGCCGTCGAATGTATTGATGGCGATCTCGCCCAGGGCGAGGTCTGCCGTGGTCGGCACCTTGCTGGCGACCGCTGACCGCTTCATGCGTACCGTGTTTGCCATGTGGCTCCCCAGAGGCGGCTATGTAGCCGGGGTCATTCGCTAGAACGTGCCGCCATCGATGGTGGCGTTGGGGGAGAGGTAATCGGTACCGTCGACTGCGGCCGAGAAGGCAGCCGCACCATTGCCCTTCACAAGTCCGGTCAGGGACGTGACACCCGTGCCGCCGTAGCCCACCGCCAGTGTCGAGCCATTCCAGGTACCGGTGGTGATCGTCCCCAGCGTGGTGATGGTGTTCTGGCCGACGTAGCTGGAGGCGATATCGAGGGTCGGATTGCCGGAGACGCCGTCGCCATTGGTGATGGCGATACGGTTGGCGGTCCCGGTGATGGTTCGGGCCGTGACCGTGTTGGCCGCCGTACGGGCAATGATACCGCTGGTGGCGAGATTGAATAGCGACAGGACGTTGGAGGGCCCAAGCGCGATGTCATCGGCGTTGACCTGGATGCCTGTGCCGGCCCCGATGTCGAGGGTCGAACCGGTCTTGGTGAGGCCCGCGCCCGCCGTGACCTGGCCGGCGCCTGAGAACTGGGTGAAGGCGAGCGAGGTGGTGCCGAGCGTGACCGGTGCATTGGTGGTCAGCACCCAGCCGGTGTCGGCATTGGCCGTCCCTTCCTCAACGAAGGTGAACATGCCGGCCGTGACCTTGGCGGAGCTGTCGGCGTCGGTCGCCCTCGTCCAGGCCCCGGCCGCCACGACGTAGATGCCATTGGCGGAAGCGGTCGACTGGTCCTTGACCAGTACGCGGTCCCCGGCAACGAGTGCTACACCGTCCACGGTCTGGGTGGCGCTCAGCGTAATGCTGGCCGTGGTGGCGGCGCGGACCGAATCCTTCACGTCGAGCCCCTGCCGCGTCGCATCGACATAGGCCTTGGTGGCGGCATCCTGGGCGCCTGCCGGATCGGCGAGGTTGCTGATCTTCTGGGAGTTCAGGGACACCGTGGCGGTGGGTGCCGCCATCTGGTCCAGACGCGAGGTCCGGACCTGGGTGTCGAAGTCGGAGATCTTTGAAGCGGTAAGCGTCGGGATGTCGGTGGCCGAAAGGGTCGTTCCGGAAGTAACCCTCCCCTTGGCGTCGGTCGTCACCTTCGTATAGGTGCCGGCCGTGCCCACCGAGGCCAGCGTCAGGGCGATCGCCGTGGTGCCGGACCCCGACGCATCGCCTGAGATGGTGATCGTGTTGTTATCGGTGAGGTAGCCAAGCCCCTTGATGAAGGCGGTCGTTGCCAGCTTCGTCGAATTGTCGGTTCCAGTGGGTGTGGGAGCCGTGGGCGTGCCCGTGAGCGCCGGACTGTCGAGCTTTGCGAAGGTGCCCTCGCCCCCGACCGGCTTTACCGCCGTGGCATTGCCCGACCCATCGTCCCCGTAGCCGGCGTAGATCGCATTGTCGGCCATGTTGTAGGCAAGTTCGGCCGACTTGAGGCCGGTCGGCGCTCCGGCCGCACCGGAAACGCGCCGCTTGATGCGGATGATGTTGGACATGAACTCTCCTCAGAAATTGCCGCCATCAAGGGCGATCATGGAGGTGTCGACAGCGGGACCCATGGGACCCTGTGCCCCCGGCTGCCCGGTCTGGCCTTTGGGACCCTGGAGACCGGGGCTCGCCACCTCGATCATGTCGATGGCATCCGGGACCGTGACTTCGATGATCTGCGGGGATGCAGGAACGACGACCTCAATGATCTCCATTGTCATCGTTGATCCCGTCCATCACCGTGATGCAGCCAGAGACAAGGGTGGTTTCCTCCCCCTCGATGCGCCGCTCGATCTCGTAGCGGGCGCGCAGGCGCCCCACCGGAAGCATCCGTGTCTCGGCGGGGGTCAGGTTCAGCACGATCTCGCCGGCAACAGGGTCCGGCATCGCGAGAGAACCGTCTTCAGTGGACTTGCGGATCCGCGCTGTTCCCGCCTCGGCCACGAACACAAGAACAGACCCCGTGAGGTCGACGAGGTCACCGGCGGCATCCTTGAACCGAAAAGTTCGCCGGAAACTGTTGCCGCGACGCAGGCCTGTGAGGTCATAGCTTGCCTGCATCGCTCGACCTCACAGTCCCTGCTTGCGTCAGAAGCTGCCGTTGAGTCGCACGCGGCCAGTCGTCTCGTCCGTGCCACTGCCAACCACAGACAGCGACACGCCGATCAGCGTGTTGTCGGTGGCGATCTTGGTCACGCGCTTGTTGGTATTGTCCCAGTAGACCTTGTCGCCCGGCGCCCAGGCCTGCGAGCCGATCTTGTTGAGATCGTAGACGCCCGAAGTCGCGGTTTCGACCGGGTCACCGGAGGCCGCATCATGCATCGCGATGCCGAAGATGGCGCCGACCAGCACGCCGGAACCGGAAGTGACGGCGGCGGGAGCGACAAGGGTCACGGTCAGGCCGTGCTGAACGAAATTCTTCATGGAGATGTCCCTCTCAAAAGAGCGGGCGGCACAATGGCCGCCCTCAGGATGGATTGATCGTCAGGTTGGGCGTCAGCTCAGCGCCACGCCCGGATTCTTGTAGAGGCCGCGCCAGTCGATGGCCTTGGCGCCGAAGTCGAGGCGGGCCTTGATCTCCACGCCATCAACGTCGAAGCCCATGCGGGTCTCGATGAAGACGCCATCCTGGCCCTCGAGGAAGGCGTACTCGATGGTGTCGATCGCCGTGGGGCTCGCCACGAGGTACCACGGCACCGCTCCCGAGGCCGGATCGAGCCGCGGCTCCGAGACGACCGACAGGCTGCGAATGGTGGCGGGCACCACATCGCCCACTCGCGTCGGCACGATGTTCTGGGCCAGCAGCTGTTCGGCCGCGAGTTCCAGCGAAGTGGGTACCACAAGGAAGGTCGGACGGATGTTGAGCACCGTCTTGCCGTCGAGGCCGGTCTGCTTCGACATGGCGGTACGCGCCTTGGCGAGGTTCGCGACATCGAGCGCTGTGCCAGTGCCGGCGAGGTTGCTGTGACCGGCATGGAACAGCGACTTGCCGTCAGCCATGGCAAGGTTGGCGGTGAAGATGCTCCAGACGACGTCCGACTCGAGCGTGGCAGCGGCCGTGCCGAACAGCGAGGGCACGCGGGTGAACGCGTCGAGGTCGTCGTTGATCAGAACTTGGCGGGTGATCCCCACCACCTTGCCGTAGGTCTCGACGCGGTAGGTTTCCTTGGCCTCGCCGATGCTGCCGCGCTTGAACTCGCCGGCCTCATTGACCTTCTCGAGCTGCGGGGCCTCACCGAGCTGCAGACGCTGCACCGACTTGAAGTCGGCGACCGTCGTACGACGGGCAATCGCCTGATAGGTGCGGGGTGCCGCCTCATAGGCATCGCGGAGTGTCCTGTTGGTGACCCCCGCGAGGATCTGCGGGAAGTCGGAGCCGGTGTGGAGCGCGCGGGTGGCGATCTCGTCGCGGCCCAACCCTTTCACCCGGATACCTTCGGCCTCGAGGAAGCCGCGGGCCATTTCGATGAGGCTGAGGCCCCGCCATTCGCGCGCCGCATCGGTCAGGCGGAACTTGCCCGGCTCGAAGCGATGGAGAAGGGCAGCTTCGACGGCGGAACGGCGGGTTTCAGTCGCATCGAGATCGCCGGCACGCACATGCGGCCGGGTTTCGATGGCTGCGTCCTTCGCTGCCGCGGCATCGATGAGGAAACCACGGGCTTCGGCAAGGCTTGTACCGCGCTTTACGAGATCATCGGCCACGGCCTGATCGACGTGGAGCTTGCGGGCAGCCTCGTAGATGCCGGCGATGCGCGCACGTTCCTGGGCGAGGATCTGCTCCGGCTTGAAGGCAGGCTCCTGCGGAACGGCGCGGGTAATGGCCTCCGGAGCAGCGGCCCGCACTTCCTGCGGGGACGGCGGCGGCACGGGAGCCTCAGGGGCCGCAGCAGGCGCATCAGCCTGAGGTTCAGTACGCTCAGTCTCGGCCGCGGCCGGGGTCACTTCGGTCATGGGAGATTCCTTCTCACTGGAATTTTCGGGATTTGCCTGGCGCAGCAGGCGGCAAAGGGTCGGGGATTGATGGGAGCGAAAGCCTGCGGCGCCATCGGCGCCGATGGGAACGGCCGAGAGTTCGAGGGGCTGCCAGTCGACGGCGGTCCACGTGGGGATGGTGCCTTCCTCCTCCCGGATCTCGTAGGCGCGGACGGCGTAGCCGACCGAGACATTGCGGATGATGCCGTTCCGGACGTCCTGCCAGATCGGCTCGACATCAGCCCGGTCGCTGAAGCGCACCGTGGCGCGTCCCACGTAGCTGCCGTTCTCGCGCGCGATCCACGCCCGCTCCACGACCCCGACCACATCCTCGAGGTCGAAGGCGTCATGGGCGTTGAGCAGCGGGGCCCCGCCATTGAGGCGGGAAAGGTCGACATGAGCGGGGTCAAGCGAGAGGATCTCCTCGTAGAGCCTGCCAGACCACGGATCGCGGCGGCGGACCGCAGCGCCTGTCGACCACACCACCTCGATGGTGCGTGTCTCGGCAATGACGGTGTCCGGCATCAGCCGCACATCCATGCGGGTCTGGAGCGGCAGCTCGCAACTGTCCGCTGCCGCCGGCATGAGCTGCGGCGGTTCCTGGTGGGTCATGAACCCTCCTCGTGATTATAGGGTGTTGGGATCCTGAGACGGATCGGACGTGGCGGACTTCTCCTGACCGGTCTTGGTCGAGCGCCGCGGATCGGTGTCCAGTGTGATGCCGGCGGCATCGAGCTCGGCATTGGTGGCGGCAATTTCCGCCAGCACCTGCGCCGGGTCGTAGCCCTGTCGCGCGATGGCCTCCTTCAGCGTCATCACACCCGCACGGACCGCCAGAATGTCGGCCTGGATGTCCTTCAGCGGATCGACGGCTTCAAACCTCGGTGCTGTCCACTCCGAGGTGATCTCGCCCTCAGGCAGTTTCCCGGCAGCCTGTGCCAATTCGATGAACCTCGCCCACACTGGCTGGCAGAGGCCCGGAACGATCAGCTGCCACTGCAGCGCCTCCATGCGGCGGCGGAATTCGATGAGCCCGGCGCGGATGGAAGAATAGTTCACCTGGCTCAGGTCGCCGGTGAGGAGCTCATAGGTCAGCCCCACCCCGGCGGCGACGGCATGCAGTTGCATGCGCATATAGTCGGCATAGTCGCCATTGGCCGAAGGTGCGGCGAACTTCACATCCTTGCCGGGCTCCAGATACTCGATCATACCAGGCTCGAAGCTCTCGATCCGGTCACCCGCGATGCCTGTCGATGGCTTGCCCAGCGTCTCCTCATCCTGCGCGCCGGTCACGAAGGCGGCAAAGCAGGCTTCTATCTTCTTACGCATCAGCTCTGCGTCATCGTAGTCGTCGAGATCGCGGAGCTTGAGGATGACGGGTGCGAACCACGGCACGCCCCGCACCTGCCCCGGACGCAATCGCTCGAACAGATGCAGCACCTGTCGCGCAGGAACCGGCCGCGATGAAACTGATCTGCCCCTGCTCTCCCCCGGGTGAACCGGAAACAGCCAGTAGGCCCGTCTGCGCCCAAAGGCGTCGAATTCGATGCCCTGAACAATGTATCCGCCATCGGCGAGATCTTCGGTCTTGCCACTGTCGAGATGGTCGGGCTCAAGCACCTGAAGCTGGAAGGGTACGGGCAAGCCGTCCTCAACCCTTCGATCCCGGAACCTGACGATGACCTCCCCGCTCTCGACAAGGCTTCGCACGATGAGCGCCTGCAGGCCGCCGAAGTCGGTCAACCCGTCTGCATCGCAGGCTGCAGCGAACTGCACCCACAGCTGATCGGCCTGCTTCGCGGCAGCGAGCTTGCGGCTGCGGGCCCGCGGCACGATGCCGGTGCCGACCAGGTTGCTCACCAGGGCGTTCACCGCCTTGGTAGCATATGGATTGTTGCGCACCAGATCGCGGGCGCGCTCCCGAAGCCGGGAACTCGCTGGCCCGACTTCTGCATTGGCGCCGGTTCCGGCGGTCACCCAGCCATCCGTGCGCCGCCCGGCCTTTGCCCCCTCGTAGGCCCGCTGCATCAGGCGAAGCGCCTGCCGCTGGCGGACACGGCGAAGCCCGGCGGCCGGTGCAACGGCGCCGATGACCCGATCCAGCCAGTTCATCTGAACATTATCCCCGGGCAAAGGACGCAAGGCTGCGGCGCGGCGGCTTCCGGCCAGACTGAGTTTGCATTTCGGCTTCGATGGTTCGAATACGGCTCAGCAGATCGACGGCCGAACCATACTCGACGCTCCGCCCCTCGAACGAGACCCGCAAGGTGCCGCTCGCATAGGCCTTGCGCAGTGCAGCCAGTTCGGCGGCGGTCCAGCTCATGCGGTAGCTCCAGTATGATCCACATCAAGGCGGGGCGCAGCCGCACTGCCCAGTGTCGGCATCTGCAAGACATGGGATGTGCTTATGGACATCGATATCAACACCGCCGTTGGGACCCTTGTACGTGCCGCCATGGGGCAGGACCCCGACAATCGGGTGACCGTGGGCCTGATCGTCGCCGTGCTGGCCCGGAAATTCGCGGTCTTTCCCGAAACTCACCTTGCGCGCCTGCTGATCCAGGCGATCCTGGACATCGGCGGCAAGGTTGATTTGTCCATTCCCGTCAGGGTTCCGGCAGACATCCGCCGGTCGGCATGAGCTCCCGCAGCCGCGGCAATGTTTGACTCAGAGGCAGCTTACCTGCTTTGTTCCGGTGGCTGCTTCGGGCAGCAATGACGACACTCAGACAAGAAGAGAGATTCTGTTTTGGCTACAGGCAAGGTTAAGTGGTTCAACGACGCCAAGGGTTACGGCTTCATTCAGCCGGATGATGGCACCAAGGACGTCTTCGTGCACATCAGCGCCGTGGAGCGCGCCGGCCTCCGGTCCCTCCAGGAGAACCAGGCCGTGTCCTTCGAGCTGCAGACCGACCGCCGCTCCGGCAAGGTCTCGGCCGATCAGCTGCGCCCGCTCTGACCCAGGCGTCTACTTGATCCAGCCGCGCCTGCGGTTGATCCAGTTGCCATCACGCGCTCCGGATACGGGGCGCGTGTTTTGTTTCTGTGGCACGGCGCGTTCTGACCTAAGCCTTGAACCCGCGCCATCCTTCAGTTCCGTCTCCAGTGCCTCCCAGCGGTCCTCGCCCCAGCGATCAATGCCGGCAATCCACGCGGCGGCTCTCGCATAACTCCGGCAATCGAGGGCCTCGTTTCGCTCGCGGAGCTTCTGCCACTCTAGCCGCTGGAAGCCACGCTTGGTCTTCACAGTCACCAGCTGCTCGGCAACGAACTGTTTGCACCATTCGCTTTCGGCCCAGGCCGGAAGATGAATCGTGCCGGGTGGATGCGCGGTGCCTGTGCCCAATTCCTCATCCGTCGGCCGCTCGAGCCTGAGGAAGCGATAGGTCTCCGACTTGAAGGTCGAGACAGCGACGGTCCATAGCCTGACACCGCGCCGGATACGTCTGCCGCCCGCTGTCATGTCCACGTAGGTGGGGCCTGAGACCGGGCTCAGGCGGTTGAAGCCATCGACACCCTTGACGGGCGCCACCTGCTCGAAGCCCTGTCCCCGCGCCCAGGCATAGACAGCGGGCGCTTCATAGCCGGTATCGATCCCCAATCGCACAATCTGCATCGAAGTTCCGGACGCATGCCGCCAGGTCTTGGCACACAAAGCGGTCAGTTCCGACCATGCGGCCGGCCGATCGGGCCCTCCTTCGATGACAATGTGGTCGATGAGCCAGCTTTCGAGCCCCCGCCCCCAAGCCCAGACGTCGATTTCGATGCGATCCTTCTGAACATCGGCGCCGGCCGTCAGGAAGAGCGCCTTCTCCGGCACAGTTCCCGGCGTCCAACGTTCCCTTCGGTCGTAAAGGCGTTGCCAGTCCGGGGCTTCGCCCGATTCCATCCAGGTCTCACCCAGCAACACGTTCTTCGCCGTCTTCAGAGCCGCCTCATTGTGCTGGGCGTCCTCCCAACTCCGCGCGATGCCGGACCAACTGGTCCATCCGACCGGCGAATAGAGCGCCGAGAGGTGATATCCGCGGGTACGAGGGTCATTTCCGTCCGCCATGGGGCGCCATTCGCCCTTCGACATCATCTCGGTCTTGGCAGCCTCTAGGATTTGGGCGTCACAGGCCTCGCAGATGTAGTGCGCGGTCTCCGGTTTCCCTTTCTCCCAGCGCAGCCGCTCGAACTGGAGCCACTGCATCTCCCCGCAATGCGGACAGGGCACGAAATACCGCCGCTGGTCGGAGGCCTCATACTCCCGCTCGATGCGCGACAGCCCCTTGATCGTTGGTGTCGAGACCAGAAACAGCTTCTTGCGATGCCCGAAGGTGGCGGTGCGGGCTTCGGCCAGGGCAATCGGGTCGCCCTCCCCGTCCACGTCCCCCGGATAGGCGTCGACCTCGTCGAGGAACACGTAGCGTGCCGGCATCGAGCGGAGCCCCGTGGCACTGTTGGCACCTGTAAGGACCAGTTGTCCCCCGGGAAAGCGCTTCGCAAGAACAGTATTTCCTGAATCTCGTGAGCGAGCAGGCGCCACGATCTTCCGGAGCGCCTCGCTATCCTCGATCAGCGGGTCGATACGCTGCTGCGAATTGCGCTTCGCCAGCTCCACCGTCGGCTGGACCGCCAGGATGGGGCCTGGCGCCTGGTGGATGACGAAGCCGATGAAGTTGTTGCCGGCCTCGGTGGCTCCGGTCTGCGCCGCCTTCATGAACACCACCCGCTCGATGGGGCTCGACGGGGAGAGGTTCTCCATGATTTCGCGCATGTAGGGGGTGCGCGAGGTGCGGTACCTGCCGGCTTCTGCCGCCGCCCTCCCCGACAGCATGCGATAGCTGTCGGCCCATTCGGCGACCGTCATCAGTGGATCGGGCGTCAGGCCGTCGGCAAGGCTCCGCAGGAAGGCGGCATTGCCGGCATAATCATTGGCCATCGCCGCCCGCATTCTCAAAGTTCAAGATTGGAGCCTCCAATCTTGAAAATGTGCACTCACCCCGTCCGCTCATGCAGCCGGAGCTCATCGGACGCGGAGGCCTGAAGCTGCTCGCGCACATGCTCGGTGAGCAACGCCTCGAGCTTGTGGGTATCGACACCCAGATCCGCTGCCATCAGCGCCGAGACGCGCGCCGGCCAGCCGAGCCACTGGTCCCGGATCCGCCTTGCGAAGGAGAACCCCTGCTCGATGGCGTAGTCGCGCTCGACCACCTCCCCCTTCTCGCGGCGAAGCTTCTCGCGCAGCAACTGCACCGTCAGCACCTTCTCCGCCGTCTTGGCATGGAGGTAGCTCATGCCACCGACGAGTGGTGAGCCTGCCTCTGAAAGTGTATCCCGCACGGCGCCGACTGCCGCTTCGGGCACGGGCTTCAGCGTTGTGCTGCTCCGCGCCTTCGATGGGTCGGCATTCCGTACCCAGGCGCGATCAGCCTTGTCGGGGTCAATCGTCCCGTCAGGTTCCGTTGTCAGTCGGCCCGACGCGATCGCCTTCCGCACGCTGGTGTGGCTCACACCCCGATGGGCGGCATAGGCGCGGATGGAAAGGCCCATGTTCTCACAAATCCCGGGAATGCAAGCGAATTACCGACGTGGACGAAGATGGAAGGGGAAAACTCAATCACCCTAGGGAAGTGTCAGATCGCAAAGACAAGATTGGCCCAGAGGGGGAACACCCGGCCAACGCATGCACAACAGCCTTCCGACCCGGTACGCGCTGGCGGCTCAAGCTCTACCGTGAATAGCAATCACATTGCTCACAATCGACTGGATAGGCGGGCCACACAGAGCAAATGTCCAATCAACAGAGCGACACGGAGCCCCAACACGATGCGGAAGCACAAGGACAACAGTGAAGCGGTTTCCGCCTTCATCGCCAAGAAGGCAGAGATCGACACCATGCTAGCGCGATTGGCGACGCTGAGCGGAGATCACTTCAATACCGATCCCGAAACACTGCATTGGGGTCACGTCGGTAACCTGGAATTCTACGCCAGCCTTCTGAAGCGCGTGACCGACTCGGCCTTCCGCGAAGGCGAGCACGCCGAATAGGGCCAAGCCCCGCCCGCTCCTTCGCCCCGTATCAGATGTGGGGCTTGGGCTCGTAGGAACCGGCGATCCCCGCCGCTCCACAGAGCCAAGGAGCAAGACCATGACAAAGCTTTCCGATACCCAGAGCATCATTCTCAGTGCAGCCTCGCAGCGGACCGACCGCTTTGCCCTCCCCCTCCCCAAAAGCCTGAAAGGCGGAGCGGCCCACAAGGTGGTGGCCGCACTGGTCGCCAAGGGCCTCCTCAAAGAGGTCAGGACCAACCGCAAGCTCAACGACCCGGTCTGGCGCGAGACCGACGACGGCCGTCTGGTCACGCTCGTCATCACCGACGCCGGTCTTGCGGCCATCGGGGTCGAGCCAGACGAGCCCAAGGAGCATGCCCCTGAGAAGGCCGCGGCTACCAAGCCCGCTGCCACCAAGGAGCGCAAACCCCGCGAAGGCACGAAGCAGCAGCAGATGATCGACCTGCTGCGCCGCCCCAAGGGCGCCACGCTTGCCGAGATCGCCGAAGTGACGGCGTGGCAACAACATACAATTCGTGGCGCCATGGCGGGCGCCCTGAAGAAGAAGCTGGGCCTGACGATCACCTCCCAGAAAGATGAATCCCGGGGCCGCGTGTACAAAATCGCCTGA